GCACCATTAAGAGCATCTATGACTAATTGGTCTATTCTTCTACCGATTGCTTTTGATACTACTTGAACAAGCTCTGATCTTTCATCAAAATTAACTTTTGCTTGATGAAAAATATCGCTGTATTCAGCAGCATTGTAATCTGACATAGTTGCAGTTACCTGGCTGTATGTTACATTTAAAGGAGTAACATCAGTTTGAGGTATTCTTGCAGTAGCAGATCCCTTACCAAGTTTATTAAACTTGTAAGTTTGCCCTTGTACTCCAGATCTTAATCTAACAGCCTGTCGCAATACACTTTCTGATTGGTAAGCCTGTTTAACTTCAGCATCAAATAGAGTAACAAAAGCATTTGTTATTGATTGTGCCATATTTTTTCTCCTATATTACACATTATTGTTACTATTATTTTTCAGTTGTCGGAATACTTGTCCGGCTGATCTTATGGTGTTGTTGCCCACCAGCCAGAAGGCGAAATGAAATTCGTTATCTTCACTCGCAAAGATAAGCGATTTTATAATAAAAGTAAATAGTTTAAAAAATTATTTATTCATTAAATTTCACCGGTTGATGTAGCAGTACCAGGGAAAGCTCTTGCAAACTGTTCTTCAACTTTTCTTCTAAATGCTGGATCTGATTTGTATTTAGGATCATTTACTAGGCTATAAAGCTCATCTTTAGATGGTTGACCTTCAATATCAACAGGAGCTGTAGGTATAGTTTGTTCACCATAATACTTACGAACTTTATTTAAAGCATTAATACCATTGCCTGTAGCTGCAAAGATTTTAAATTCTTCAAAGTCACTTTCTGACCAAATGCCTTTAGCAACTAAACCCTGGCCCCAAGTAGTAATACCTTTAATAATTTGATCTGCATTAGGCCCTAATATTTTTTTCTCTTCTTCAATATCAATACTATCTTCTTCTGCTTGAGCTGTAGATAATTCTTTAAATTTATTTACGAGATTATCAAACGCAGCTTGAGTAGGTTTGTTTTCTTTTGCCCAATCTTTAAAGTAAGATGCTAATTCATCATCTTCATCTATATCTTCTAAAGCTGACATATCATATTCTTTAGGAGCTTTATGTTTACCCATAGAAAATTGTTTTTGTAATTCAGCATATGATTTACTTAAATCTTCTGTTTTAACTCCTTTTTCTTCATCCCAAAATTTATCTTCTATAAATTCTGGTTTCTCAAGTTTTACTTGTTTTTCATTCTCATAAGTTTTGTCCTCTGCGTTTTCTTCTTCCTTATGAGGTATTGTAGTTTCCTCTGGTGATGGTTCTACCGGTTCTGCTGTAGGAGTATTACCTAATAAACCTTCTTGATTTTCTTCACTCATGATTGTTTTGCCCTTTCTATTCTCATTAATATATCTCGGATTACAGAATTCTGTCCTTCTCTAGCAAAGCCAAAAGATGTTTCAGATCCTGGTATCCAAGTTGGTTGATCTAAAGTTTTTTGTTTTAAATGTTCTAAAACCTTTTTACCTTCATCAGTATCAAAGGTTCTTGCATAAGCCTTATCTAATTCTAATTGATCATCTTTACGATGAACATCTAGAGTATTTAATCCTTCCCATCCTGGAGTATTAATATCTGCCATTAAGATCTAGCCTCTGCCTCTAAAGCCATCGCTGGTTCTTCTGGAGGAGGAGCTTGATCTTGAGGTTGCTCATTCCCAGGTGTTTGTTGCTGCATCATCATCTGTTGCTGCATAGCCATAGCTTGTTGTTGGATCTGTTGCTTTTCTTCTTCATTGTTTCTTAAACTAGCTGGTATGCCAAGTTTATCACCAACGAATGCAGCAATAGCATCCGGTTTTATTTCAGCCACCCCACCAGGGCCTAACGAGTTTGCAATTTGAAAGAACTGCATAACCTCATTCACTTCTTCTAAATTTTGAGCTTTAGCAAGAGGTGATATTGGTACAACTTTAACTTCTAATCCATCTATCTTTAGAGGAAGTTGTATCAAACCTTTTTCATCCATAATGAATAATGTTCTACGAATAATTGGAACCATTGTTTCTGTAATTAATCTTCCAAATGCAGCTCCCATATTTTGAGCTAACTCTTTCATTCTTTCTACAATCTCTGTTGCAGATCTAGCTGACATATTATCCGGAGGTAAAGTATCATCTAATAATGTTTTTTTAATATTCATTCTTAAATCATTAATAACAATTTGAGATACATTAAAATCACCAGCTCTAGGCAAAGGAGCTAACGATGCACCTTGTGGCCCACCATTACGAGCTACAGGAATAATTGCACCAGGAGTAATTCTAATATTGTTTGGATTTAAAACTCCATCATCAGCTGCTGTATAAATTCCAGAGATTGCTAATGACGCATTCTTTAATAATAATTCTAAAGTTTTGTTTAATGTTTTAATATCTGGAATTGCTGTAGTTAGGGGGCCTCTTCCCATTACTTCACCAGGCACTTTCATATATCTACTTACTATCCATGGTGATTGTTTCATTCTTCTGTAAACTAATTCTGATTGAGATTTCTCATGAATAACATGATAACAATAATCTTTTTTATCTGGATCTACTACAACAGCCTCACACAATTCTATTTTTTCTTGTGGTTTGTCATCTATCATTTGTTGTAGTCTTGGGTTTATTTGTGCGTCTGGAAATTGTCTAGCAATAGTATCAGCTCTAACTTTTAATTTTCTATATACATTATCTACTGTACCATTAGGCCCTTCTTCAATAGCAATTAAATATTGAGGAACAGGAGTAAATGTTACAGGGTTTAAATCATCGCCAGGCTGAATTAACATTGCAGCTGTACCAACTGATAGATCTAATAAAAACTCACCAATAGCTAAATCAAAATTACTTTGTCTTAATACAGAAAATAATTTATCTAAATATAAATCAAGAGCTTGTTGCGTTTCACCTTTTCTTTCATCTGGTATATCATTACCAGGTTCTAATCTGCACCATTTTTTATATGGAGGAAATAAACCAGATTGAATTCTATTAGCAAATCTTTGAACAGAATGAATTGCTGTACTATCAAACACTCTAGACATTTTACTTTGTCCAGGAACATTACCTTCATAATAACCATCATATAAATTTCTTTGAGGTAAAGCATACTGATAACACTCTTCATAAATAGATCTCCAATTTTCTTTTGCAGCAAATGCTTTTTTGTGTCTTGATAAAATTTCTTCTGGTTTTAAATACATCATGCTGATGCCTTATTGTTAGCAGCAAAACTAGCAGCTGCTTGTTTGTTTGCAAATCCCCATTTTTTTAATGCAAGTTTTAATCTTGTTGGTTTTCCATCTTTCATTAATGGGCCAGGTACTTTAGAAAACCTTGCAGCAAACGAGATCCTTCTAGGGTTTTTACCTTTTGATACAGGAGCTTTTAAATTTGATCCTTCTGTTTTTTTAAAAAAAGCTCTGCCTCTTTCATTTAAACCACCACTAGGATTTTTATGTTCTTTTGAATAACCCATTAAAATATTATTGCTCCTAAAATAAAAACAACAATATAACTTCCAATTATTTTTTTATTATTCAATCCTTCTTTAATCCAATGCTTTGGTGTTCTTCCATAAATCATCATATTAATATACCAATCCCTTCTTTCTGTTTTTTCTACTCATTTTCTTTTTTGCTTGTTTGGCTGCTTTCTTTCCAGCTTTTGTATAAGGATATTTCTTACCAGCTACATTAGGCATTATACTAATCCTTTCTTTCTTTTTTTTCTTGGAAAACCAGCTTTCATATTTGCATAAGCCTCATCACTTATTGTTGATTTAGATTTTGATTTCGATGTGCCAGATTTTTTTTTTTGGTTAATATTATAGTAAAGGCCCTTCTTTGCCATTTTACCAGATTTAGTTTTATGATAGCCTGGCATTATTCTTCCTCTCTTTTTTGTTCTGCTTGACATTTGCAATTCTCTTTGCAGCTACAAGTTTTTTTTAATTTAATAAATCTAGGATTACGATTGTACTCTGGTATCTCTCTATCCATATTAAGCTCCTAAAGTTTTCTTTCCTGTATCTCTAGGGTTCCTTACCATGTTTGTATCACCTAGATTAGAGTTAGAAGTAATCAATGAAGATCCTCTATTTGATTTTCTTTTTCTACTTACTTTTCTTCTAACTAATTTTTTACCTTCTGGTTCAGTTGTTTTTTTTACTTCTGTTCTTCTTTCTTCAATAGCAGAAGTTGGTGACGATGTACTGCTACTTCTAAAAGGTTTAGTTATAGCTTTTTTAATTATTCTTGCTGGTGATCCTCCCATTATGTGTACCTCTTATCTGTATCCATAGGATTACGAGTTAATGATTTGACCGGTGTCATGTTATTCGTAACTCCTAATGCTGGATTGTTTCTGTCATCTGCAAATAACAATTTAGCATTTGTTCTACGAGATCTAGATCTTGCAGCTATTTTTCTTTTTTCTCTAGCCTCATTAGCATCAGCCCTTGCCTCTCTTTCATCTAACAACTTATTAGATGTTTCCACTTGTTTAGGTGGTTCATATTTTGGCATTTTGAATAATGATCCCATAGTTTTAAAAGTACCTCGCAAACATATTATAGTCGGAACCATCCACACCATAGTGTTTTAAAATTCCTTCATTTACAAAATATATGCTTTTTATCCATTTGAGAGCAGAAACATTTAAAGAACTGACAGTTACTTGTAATCTTTTTAATTTTAGATCAGCAGCTGCTAACTTCATAAACTGTAAAGCACCTTTATGAAATTTTATTTTATGTTCTGAAATTTTTTTTTTATCAGGTATCAGCCATAACTCTGCAACTCCTGGCCAATAAGGAACTACACCAAAGCAAAGCATGGGTTTACCATCATCAATAACACAGTAACCATAACCTTGTTCCGATGCATGATCCATATACTCCAGGTAATTAGGTTGAGATAAATTTAATTTATCAAATTCATTTAGATCCATAATCTTTAATAGATAAGATCTAAAAGGAACTACACTAATCTTTGTTCCTTGGATCTTGAATATCTGTTCTAGTTTCTGTAGGTTCATTTATTTCTTCTGCTGTTGCTCTGGTTCCTGGTTGATGTAATACAATGCCTTTCCATTTATCATCTTCAACTTCTACAATTTTTTCTTCTAGAAGTTTAACATCACCCTTTTCCCAAACTTTAATTAAATATTTTTTTATCATGCAAATATATCAAAATCTGCACTAGCTACTGATGCTGTAAAGTTTTTATTACCACCTCTTGTTAATCTTTTATGTTCACCACCACCTAATAATAAATACATAAAAGCATCACCGACATGGGAATGCTCATTCTTATTTGGTTGATCTTTAAATCTCTCACCACCAGAGATCTGAACTCTTTTAAAATGATAGCCACCAGATAATGCTTTTCTTAATCGCTTACATCTTTTATCAACTAACAATCCAGGCTTACCTTGGATTAACCTATTCATTGGAGCTGCACCAGCCTCTCTACGAACTCTAAAATCATTCGTAGCTGTGGGCCTAGCAACTAATCCTATTGTTCTTAAATGATCAAATGCTGTAACTTCAAAGATCTCATCTCTCTTCTGTCCAGCTGGATCACCCCAAACTAATACATCGTACTTTGGAAATCTTGTTTCTAATTCACCTTTCAACATATAACCAAATCTTTCCAGGCCCATATCAAATGTTACAAGCTCATGGAGTATTCGCCATTGTCCATTAGGTAACTTCTGACCAAAGATAGCAGCTGGAGTTAAACCAAAGTCAACACCTACCTGGATAGGGTATTGAATATCTGGTTCCAGGAATTCCTCTGTCATTAATGTGTCATCGTATTCGGACATAACAGGCTTACCCTCTTGCACATAAGTGTACTTTCCCTGGGCATAACATCTAATCCAATCAATATTTTTGCCGAGTAAAGTCTGCTCGTAATATCCAGCTGTTAAATTTTTTTGATTTTCTGCTGTAGGGTTTTGCATCCACCATTTGTTTGCAGAATAAACAAAACCATTAGCCTCTGGATTTTCTGGCAGCTCATCCTGGATAACTTCTTCAACAGCTCCTGGCTGCTTAAAAAATTTCCAAGCAAACTTACCTTTCATCTTTTCTTTCTCTGCAAGTCTGTACCACCAATGATCATCATCCATTGGGTTAGTATCCATAATAATAAATCTATTAGTAGATCCACCATCAGCTTTAGTAGGATACCTTCCAACTCTGTGTGTTAATCCATCTATAACAGCTTTAGGCAGCTCTCTAGCCTCATTAACCCAAGCTCCTGTCAATTCCATTGATAATAACTTTCTAACATCTTTAGGTTGATCAAGGGCCAGGAAGATAACTTCACAATCTATACCTGGAGCATTATCTCTTGCCGGTAATTTTATATGATGTGTTAATGGAGGTGACCATCTAAATGCACCCCAAATGTTCTCTGGAAATAACTCTTGCCATGTTTTAATAGTAGTTGTCCTCAACTCCGGATAAGAATTACGAACTACTACGAACCTAGAATACTTGATCCCATCACGAGGACTTTGTACTTGATTAACAGCTTTGATCATAATCTCTGCTGCACAAGCATAAGACTTACCAGAACCCACCGGCCCCATTAATCCTCTTACAAAACTTTTATCATTTAAAAATTTCCAAACAGTAGGGGATGTACTAAAGTCTAGATTTAGATTTGCTATTGCGTTACTCATTCTTTTCCTAACATTAATAATATTACAGCTTTTAATTCTGAATTATTTAATAAATCAAATCCAGCCATTTTATATATAAGATCTTTTTCTTCTTCATTAAAATCAAATTTTTCTGAATTAATTATTTTAGTTTTTATTTGGTTTATTTTATCTTGATCTAAATTAAACACCACAATATCCTTCACAATTATCAAGTTGTCCAAAATCTTCCCAAGGTAAATCTGGTTGTCCTTTTTCAGCATTGGTTCTTAAATCTACTTTATCTAATGGAACACAATCTTTGTGTAAAAAAATCTCATCACCATTTTTAGTACCATTTCTAATAGCCTTATCTAAAGCTACAACATCTTCCCATTCTTCTTTATTTTCTTTAATTCTTCGCCATTCAGTATTTGTATGATATGGGCAAAAGGTACAGGCAGATCTTGGTGGAGTAGGGTAATTATTTTCTTTCATCCAATTAATACAATCTTGTCTTTTAAATTTTTTATCTATTAATGGATAAACATTAGTAATATATTTTATCCTATTATCTTTCATTCTAATTATTTCATCGTAAGAAATACCCATTAAAACTTCAACAACAGTATCTTTAGGTACTCTTTTACGATAACCAACATTAAGCAAATCTCTAATCTTTTTATTTACCGGCAATATTTTATATTGGCTGGTACATTGCCTACGCAACAATCCTTTTTTTCCTGTTTTAGAGTTTATTGTAAAAACAGGAATATCAATCCATTTATTATATCTAGCAACTCCATTAACAGCAT